AAAACCATGCCACCTGATGTAATTCTAGCTGCTTATGATATCATTTATGCTATTTGTAAGGAAGCTGGTTATTCTGAGTCTGATTTGTTAGTCGTGCAGGGTATTGCCGAAGATACTGCATTCCCGTTAGTTGATTTTAATGGGGATTTGGTTCAATTTTACGGTAGTAACCCTTCTGGACACCCTTTAACTGTTATTATTAATAGTTTGGCAAATAGTTTGTATATGCGTTATTGCTATACGATTATGAGTCCAGATAAATCATGTGTGAATTTTAAGAAACATGTTAATTTAATGACATATGGTGATGATAATGTCATGGGTGTATCTGTTGATGCACCATTTTTTAATCACACTGCTATTCAAGATGCTTTAGCCAGTGCTGGTATCAAATATACCATGGCTGATAAAGAGGCTGAGAGTATTCCTTATATCAATATTAACGATGTTTCATTTTTAAAACGATTTTGGCGATGGGATGAAGACTGTGGTGCTTATTTGGCACCATTAGAAGAGTCATCTATCGTAAAGAGTTTGACAGTTACAGTTGCTTCCAAGACAATTTGTCCTGAAGCACAAGCTGTAGCAACTATGTCATCTGCTCACTGTGAATATTTCTTTCATGGAAAGGAAAAATTTTTAGAGAAGAGAGCTATGTTTCAACGTTTAGTTGCTAAAAATAAACTGGAATATTATCTTGAAGACAATACATTTCCAACTTATGAGCAACTACGCGAGCGATTCTGGCGCAATTCTCAATAGGCTATCACAATATGTCTAACTTATATGTTTAAACCAAATTTGTGCGTATAATGTATTTACTGCGTTTTATTGAGTTGTCTATCCTCTGTGTGATGAGTGTGGATATTATATGTTAACTTACCAGGGCGTTCCCCAAAATCCATATTTATGGATGTATCCGGTTGGTATACAAAAAATTAGAATCGGTCACAACTATAGAGTTGTCGTTGTAGGCCTAAATAAAGAACTTACTCTAGCAATCAAAAAGAAAATAATTTTGAAAATCGTGTTGATGATTTAAAAGTTCAACTAGAGCGTCTCGCTCGAGAAATTGAGAAAACACAAGATGATTTATTCATTTTACAGGTGGATTATATGTGTG